AGCCTCCAGCGACGAGGCCACCACACCCCAGGCATCACTCCCGGGGAGCACGGCGGCAGGACCGCCGACGAACTCCAGACGGCCCGACTCCATCAGCGCCTGCGTGATGGTTATGAGATTCGCCGGACGCCCCTTCTGCTCAATCTCACGGGCATGGTGGAACATCTCCGCCGTGATCGGCGAGAGCCACTCCGCAGAGAAATCCGAGAACTCCTCCTTCAGCTTCTCCGTGCCATTGGCGACGATCCATCCGCGCACGATCGCATCCGCCGCCTCATTGAAAAAAACTCCTGCCATGATCTTTGAATTCCTCCTGTGTTGAAAAAAAACTGCCGCTTTCCTGTGACTGCTTGGTGATGGTTTGTGGCGAGTCAAACGGGCCGCAGAGCCCATCCGCCCACCACTCCGGAGACCGCAACCGCTAGGGGCCGACCTCCGGAGCGACTACAATCAATGGGGTGAGACCCCGGACTTGAACTTCAGTTGCCCCGCACCGCAGTCCGCCAGCGAGAGATCATCCCGCTGCATCAGATAGACAGGCTGAAAGAGCTTCACCGAGGCCGTCGCGTAAAGATACTGCACCTCGATGATCTCCCCGACATGCGGCACCCGCGTCGTCCCCGGGATCGTCACCCGACCCGCAGGGATCGAGCGACCGGCATCCCAGACCGCCACCGCTACCGATCGACGACCGGCCGTGCGCTCCGTCACCACGACAGAGGCCGAGGTGATGAACTTGCACTTCAGCCAGTCCTTCGACCGGCCGCCGCGATAGGATGACTCCTTCCGCTTGAAGACAACCCCCTCACCTCCTGACTTCAGAATGCGGGGGAAGGCCACCTTCTTCTCCTCATCCTCCAGGATCGGCACGATCTGGAGCGGAGAGTCGATCCGGCGGAAATCATCATGGATCGCTGCATGGCGGAACCAGAGCGGCTCCTCACAGAGCGATCCCGACGACCCGACGAAATCGAAGCACCAAAACACATCACCCACCAGCTCCCCATCGGCCGACCAGGTGCCGGTGCAGTCATTAAGTAGGAAATCGAGCAACTGAATCGAAAGCGATCCAGTCACATTCTTCCCGGCGCGGTTTTCGGCAGTGATTTCACCACCCCATCGCCCCTCCCGGCGATGGATCACCATCCGCTTTCCATCCATCTTCTCCTGCATCACCCACTCGGGATCATTCAGCAGACGCTTCACCTGACCGGCCTCCACCTCGCTGGCGAGTTGGGGTTTCAGAATATCGATGACGAGCGTGCTCATTGGACACCTCCCAGCAGCAGATCGGACTTTTGTGGGGCTTTTTCAATATCGTCCAGTTTTCTCCAGACGCCAGCAGCCGACCGCTCATGATAGGGCCGGAGACAGACCTCGCGGGTCTTCAGATGCACCTGGATCACCTCGACCAGAACCCGATCGGACTTGGTCAGTACCAGATCACCGACCACGGGGATCCATGAGGCGCTCATTTGGAACCCCCTTTCTTTCCCTTAGTCCTCACGATCGGCTTATCAAACGTCATCTCAAAGGTGTCCACGATGCCACGGAAGATGAATTTCACCTCCACGACGGCAAACCCCCTCGGATGATTCGGAAACTTGGCAGCGAGTCGCTTGGCTTCCGCCTTGGCATCCTCCAGAGTCGGCCAGTGCATCGTGGGCATCGCGTCGCCCTTGGTCATTCCATGGGAACCAATCCTGATCACCATCCACCAGGTGGATTCAGGCCATTCCTGGTTAGCACCGGATTCCAAAACAGTGCTTCTGAACATCAGATTGCTCATTTTCCACCTCCCGAGGTACGGATTGGCATCAGGACATGGGTCCAGCGGATCGCGTCGGATTCCTTCTGGTTCGGCATCGTCATCACGACCGGTTCGCCATTCTTTCCGGGTAGGAACGACGCCATCAGCGTCGGCGCGGCCTTCAGCGCCTCGAGCAGGAACTTCGGATTCACGCACACCTCATCGGCAGCCGTATCCGAGACCTGCATCCAGGCGCTCCCCACCTCGGGAGCCTCGAGCGAGATCCGGTTCCCCGCGATAGTCAGCTTGTTCTCCTCGGATCCGATCGCCAGCACCGCACTGACCGCATGCTCCCACTCCTCCACGACAATCGGGATCTCCGGACGCCCCTCTGTCGAGGGAAGCACCTGCCGATAGTTGGGAAACTGGGAATCTTGCAGCTTGGAGTGCAGCCACCAGTCGCCACACCAGACATCGACGGCAGCCTTGTCGGCATAGATCGTCACCTGGGCGGCATCGGCATCGGCAGCCAGCGCCTTGATCGCCTTCACCGTCGAGGAGGGAATCAGCGCCTCCCCCTTTTCGGCCACCGCTGGCAGCTCCCGGTCGAACATCGAAAGCCTCCGGCCATCCGTCGTCACCAGTCGCAGCGACTTTGGGGCGACCTCCACCTTCAGAGCTTGCAGGGCATACCGGCCGTCATCCTTGCAGAGCGAGAAATCGACCGTCTCGATCGCCGAGGCCAGGAACGACCCCGTGCACGAGAACATCATCGACCCATCCTCGGGCACCGAGGGCGGCTCCGAGGGGAACTCCGCAGCCGGAAGCGTGGCGAAAGTATAATTTCCGAACTTCCCCTGGACGACGAGCCCCTTGGCCGTCACCTCGAGCGTCACTTCCTCATCCTCCATCAGAGAGATCGCCCGCGAGAGACGATCGGCATTCACCAGGGCGCTCCCGCCGGAGATCACCTCCACGGGGAAGGTCACCTTCTGCCAGATGTCCAGATTGGTGAAATCAAGGGTCAGATGTCCCTCCTCATCCGCCTCCAGGCGGACCGTATCGAGGACAGGGATCGAGGAGCGACCCCCTTTGACGTTTTTGGTGACGCGGCCGAGCCATAGCTTCAGCAACGATGTTTTCAGTTTTAGTTTCATGATATTAGGATGTTAGCGGTTTAGGCTGAAGGCTGTTAGGTCACTCAATTTCCGCTAGGATTTGGGCAAGCTGCCGGGAGGAGATTTCGCAAGGCTTGGTAAATATCACCTTCCTACCTCTTACCTTGTAAAAGGACTCTGATTCATGGATGACCGAAGTCATACGCGCCTCTTCTTTTTTAGACTCCAAATATGCTCGCTGGGCACCAATCGATCGAATGGCCGTTCTATCGAATACCTGCTTGCACTGAGAAGGTGTAAGATTCTCAGTTTGCACCATCAGTGTCTCCGTTCCGGTGTCAGTAACGACTAAAAGCTCAACAGTTCCATCGATAAGCCTTTTTTGTTCCGAATATGGGAGGCGGAAGAGATGCTTTGATGCGGGGAAATCTGAGATCAGAAGGTTGGGAATTATTTGCTTTCTACCAAGTTGCTCGAATCTCCCCACGATCTCATCAGTTAGATATTCCGATGCCTGGGAAATATCTTGAACGGATAGGTCATGCTCATCGATCAACTTCACGACAAGTTCCCCTGCCTGAGTCCAACATTCTATTCCTTTTGTAATTAAGGATACAAAATCCCCAATAAGTGCTTTTTTATCGTTAATATATGGTTTCACCTTTTCTGCTCCTTTTTTGTTAGTTGGCTAATAATGATAGGTCTCTCGCCCCTAGCCATGAGCGAAAGAAAGTTAATTCACCCTTAGAAACTGGTCGTATCTTATTAATACGATTCAAATGCCTAACTACATATTTCTTTATAAACCCTTTCTTTAATGGCGTTTTTTCATAAAGAAAACGCCGAGGGTCTTTTAACACAACCCTTACCCAGTTTTTGTCATATACTTCAACAAATCCGCTGCCAAAAACTTTACTGGATTCTGCCCGGAAAGCACAGCCACATAACCTAAATAAAAATATATTTTTATTGAGGTTTTTATTATTTATATTTGATGAAACAATACCATGATTAGCAACACTCCAAGCTCTCGCACATCTTGGACAGATATATACAGGAATACATTTTACAGATTTTACAAAAGCTGTTTTGCTGCAATTCCAGTAATCATTTATTTTTATAAATCCATCATCATCCGTAATAAAATCCGGATGAATTTCACTATCGTATATGCCGCCATTTTGGCTGGAACCAAAACCAAGTTCACAATTTAATACACTACGACGATACTGTTTTTTATCTTCTGAATAAATATACTTCCGAATATCTTCTTTCTCAAAACTAAAATGCCTTATTGCGCCATACGCAGTGCTAGATGAAGATTTTTTGGTTATATACAGTTCACCATTGATGTATATTTGCTGATGAAAATGAACCCATTTGTTTGCGATTTGAGGGATTAAAATCACATCGCATTCCAATATATTATTCATATCAAATCCTCCTCCATCTCAGTGATGCGATTCTTCACCCGGTTGTTGTTTCCCATCTGGGCCTCGGCATAGGCCAGCGAGGCCGTTTCCGATTTCTGGAACCTCCCCTTGATCTTAAATCGCTCATTCATCTCGCGGATCTGGATGTCCATTCGCTGCTTGCTCACCCCGATCCGACGGGCAAAATCCGTCATCGACATCCCATCCAACGAGTCTGGGCTGACAATCAACCCGATCGCACCGAGACGCATGGCGATCACCACGCACCGGGCCATCGCATCACGACGGCAGGGGTCGGCGACTTCCATGCCGAGAAGCTCCGTCGCCTGGGCAACCGTGAACTTCATCCCACGCTTCACCACCTTGAAATCACGGGTGATCTCACTGATGCATTTTTTAAGGGCAGCCGCAGCGCGGGAATCCTCCGTCACCGTACAATGCCGGATTACCTCGATCAGATCCCCCTGCAACTGCTGCCAGAGCAATTCAGCCAGATCATCCCGATTCATGCGCGGATTCCGATCCGCAGCGCGGAGGATCCGAGCCACGATCATCGGGCCATCCAGATCATCCTCCATCTTGGGCCAATAGGACTCGGGATTCATCGGATGCCCTGTGCCTCCTGTTTGCGATGCTCCTGGGCGATCGCCTTGGATTTGCTGGAGCGATTCCGACCCGAGACCATACCTCCACGGCGGCCGATCACCGAGCACGCCTCCCACCAGGTTTCCCCGGTGGACTTCATGCGGGCCTGCACCTTCAGCGACCAGAGAGAGTTTCCGGTTTTCATGCCTGATCCCCCCTCTTGCGTGCGGCTTCCTCCTCGCGGCTCATCGGCCGGAGACCGAGATGATGCAGCGCCTTGAAACAGGCGTATTCCTCCCGAGCGTGTGCAACGCAGAGATGCCTGGCACCCACCAACACCGACGCGGGGATCTCACACCCCTCGTCATCGCAGCAGGCCAGCAGACCAGTGGACAAACGGAGCACGCCATTCATCGGCCACCCCTCCGGATAAAGTCCCAGGAAAGCACCGCCGTCACCGTGGCGACGAGCGCGATGTAAAAAGAGCCGATCGGACTCATCGGGCACCTCCCATCACTTGGTCCACCAGATCGCCGACCCGTGGCTTCACCTTCTGGAAATGAACCGTCGAACGGATTTTCAGCCCAGTCCTCCGCTGAAGGGCCGCTTTCTCGTAGCCGGTCGCCCGGCGATACCATGCCCAAAAGCTCCGGATCATTTGGAAAAACGGCTCAGAGCCGAGGCTAAAAGCTCCGAAAATTCCTCCCGGCCGACCCAAAGGACGACGGCCAACACCCCGAAAAGCAGGGCAATCATCGGGCACCTCCCGCCCCAATGCTTGGGACAATTTTGGGACAAACTACCCGCGAAGCCTGATAAATACTGACCCCGGGTGGAATCGAACCACCATCAAAGGTTTGATGGTCTTTCTTGATGTGTTTCATGGTTTCTCTGTAGGATTTGGATTTTTTCTTCTTTTTTTCACGGAGTTTGGGACACTTGGGACAATTTATGGCCAAGATTTACTACCGCGAAAGCAGCCCCAAAATTTGGATCCAGCGAAAGATCGCCGGAAAATGGGTTCGTGAACGGACGGAATGGTTGATCGGGGATCGAGCGGGTGAAAAAAAAGCCCGTGAACTGGCTGCCCGTTACACCTTGGAGGAGATGGGCCAGCAGAGCCGAACCAAGACGGGAAATTTCTCGGAATGGGTGGATGCCTGGTTTCTTGAGAAATTCGGCGCCAGCAAAACCAAGACCCATTCCATTTACACGCAGCAGTGGGGATGGATCAGCCGCTGGATGGAGGAACGCGGCATCAAGCACCCGATGGATCTGACCCGCGAAAGCCTGAGCGACTACCGCGAATGGAGAAAACCGCGGCCAGGCGTGCGCCGCAAGGGAGCCTCGATCAATACCGTCCTTCCCGAGATTCGGACACTGGGCCGAGTCCTCAAGGAGGCCAAGCTGCGGGGATACTGCAAGGAGATCGTGACCCGTGATTTGGGATGGAAAACGGAGGATCGCCGGGAATATGCGCCGTGGACGGATGAGGAAATCCAGCTTGCCCTGGAGAAAAGCAAGGGGCTTCCCAAGGACAAGCAATGGATTCGCGCCGCACTGCTTCTTGGAACTTACCAGGCGGCAAGGAGCGCCCAAATGGAGGTTCCACTGACTGCCTTTGACTTTGACCAAAAACTCATTTTCTGGCCCCGAAGCGTCATGAAAGGGAAAAAACGCGATTGGGTTCAGCCGATGGACGAACGCCTGATTCCTTTGATCCGACCGATGGTTGAGGAGCGCCGAAAAGCCAAAAAAACCACTTTGGCCGACCGGCCCGAACTTTATGCCCTCCAAGTTCGCCGATGGCTCGATTCCCCCAAGCTGAAAATCCCGAAGGTGCTTCACGGACTTCGCGCCACTTGGATCACAAAAGCCGCCCTTTCGGGCATTCCCGAGGCGGTGGCTCGCGCCTTTGTTCATCATGCGGGTCCGGAGGTTCATCGGATTTACCAAAGGATCAGGCCATCACAGACCGGCGAGTTTCTCTCGCGGGTGTCTTTTGGGGAATAGAACCGGCAGGAATCGCCGGGCGGTAAGCGTCACGGACGCGGAATTCGGGATTGGCCGCCATCCAGTCGAGGGCGGCGCGGAGAGTCGTGCGACCGCAGGGCACTTGAAAACCGGCGCGGACCATGGCGCTGACATAGCTGTTGGAGCGACCGAGGCGTTCGGCGAGTTGGCTTTTGGAGAGAAGTTCCATCGGGTGTCTAATCAGAATGCGTATTTCTTAATAGCTATTTTGCTTATTCGTCAACGAGAAAATGCAAAAAAGGGTGAAAAACTTTGCAGGTTGTCAAAACAGGACGAAAATTGAGACATGGCACGCCCGAGAAATCCCAACGCGGATTTGCACACGATCAAGATCCCCCGGCACTTGGTGGAGGATCTGACGGCCCGCGCCAACGAATTGCGGAAATCGATGTCCGCCTATGTCGTGGACTTGATCGAGGCCGATCGAGTCAACCGAAGAAAACCGCAGGTCGTCTATCCGATCGGATATGACGGCCCTCCCCTCGCCTTGGTGGCTGAGGATCCTGCTCCCTACGGCAAGAAAAAGCTCAGGGATGCGTGATTTTATCCTTTCCCACCGGATGCCGTTTGTATCACGAATAACGACATTATGAAAAACATCATTTGCGGCATTTTGGCGGCTCTTCTTATTAGCGGATCAGCCTGGGCTCACATCGGAGAGACCCGCGAACAGTGCGATGCCCGATATGGAGCACCTCTATCCACCGCAGACAACGGGGCTGTGCTTTACAAGAAAAACGGGCTGGTCATTGCCATCACATTTTTTGAAAACAAAGCGGACACCGTGGCCTATGTCCATGAAGAGGCCGACCGGATCGGATTCCATTCCGAGTTTTCGGAGAATGAGATCCAGATCCTCCAAAAAGCCAATTCCGACAAAAACTGGGTTTCTATCAGCGGAAATGTTGGAGAACACTCATGGAAGACCGAAGACGACACGACGGGGTGCCTCTATCTTCCTATGACCAAGGAACGAGCCGTGATCATTGCCACCGCAGAAGCAAACAAGCGACTCATCGAAAAAAAACGGGATAAGGAAGCCGACAAGCTGAAAGGGTTGTAATTAGCTTTTCCCACCGGCCATAGGTTGTAGAACAAAAGATGGCGATGATCTATCTTTTCAGAAACGGCAACCAGGAAGGCCCATTCACCCTTGAGCAAATACGAGCGCAGATAAAAGGGGGAATCCTTTCCTTGGGCGACCCAGCATGGATCGAAGCATGGAGTGACTGGAAAACGGTGGCAGACTTGCCCGAGTTGCTTGCCATCCCGCCAGCCGTTCCTACCGTCAAAGTCGAAAAAAAGGTCGATCGCTCCGGGGCATGGTGTCCTCACTGCGGGAATCGCAATAGCTACAAAAAAACCGACGGGGTGGGATGTCTCGTGCTAGGGATCCTTTTCATTTCCATCCTTGGGATTTTCTTCATTCCATTCCTTCCAAAATCATGGCACTGCCGCTCCTGTGGAAATGTCTGGAAATAATCAGGCGCGAAACTTTTCCAGCGTCTTGCGGACGATGAAGTCGGCGACATAGGCCGAGAACTCGTCGGTCTCATCCGCGATTCCGCAGGCGTTTTCAAGGAAGGTTGCGCAGTGGATCGCCTCATGGGCGAGGACGGCGATCGCGGCAGGGGTCACAGGGGATTTCTTCAGGAAGACGATCGTCGCGCTGCGGGTTCGCCTACGGCGGCAGATCCCCTGGGCGAGCTTGTAGTCGTCGATCGGATCGATGTCGGTGATTTTCTTGGCCTTGAGCCAGCCCACGGCCTGCTCGTAGGTGCAGGGAGCCACCATCCAGACGCGGTCATCGAAGACTCCCGTGCGGATGGAGAGGACGCTAGGGTTCATCGATCTCCTCTTGCAAGCGGAGTCGGATCATGTCCATAAAATCATCCAGCCGGAGGGAAAGCTCATCCGGGTCGCTCGTGATGCAGCGGAGGCGGAAGGGGAGGCGGATCCCTTCGATCTTGACCGAGAGATCGATGTTCCAATCGGTGCGGGGGATGCGGGGCGCGGTCTTCATGCTTTGTTGAAATGCCAGACGGAGAGACATCCTCGGCCGACAAGAATGCGGAACTTCTTTCGTTGGAGGATCCCTTTGTTCAGGAGGTTGCCAACCCGAGCAAACATCGTGGTTTTAGACACCCCTGCCATCTTTGCCATTTCTTGCATCGTAAGCCACCCATCGGGAACCTCGTCAGGAGTTCCCATGCCATTCGATTCGGAAAGGATTTCCAAAAGCCAATCATTCGCGGATTTGGGAGGTTTTTTTTTGGTTACAGCCTTCTTTTTCATCATTGGAATTCGGTTATTCCCTAAAAAGGGAGACGCCATCCGTGGTCCTCGCCTTCGGATGGTCCTGTGAAAAGCCAAGTGACCGAAGTGGGATTTTTCCCTTCGCGGAACTCCCCCAGGACAAGGGCCTGTCCCCATGCCATCGTCTGACGGCGGGTAAGGCTGTATCCCATCGACCGCTGGCGGGTCAGGGTTCCGACGCAGAATCCCTGCGATTTCTTGAAAGTACGCCCCGGAGCATAGAATGGCCGATGGGTGTGGGCATGGATCACCGTTCCCCCGTAGGCTTCACCATAATCACGAGTCGCGGCTTCCGAATACCACGTCCCATGGAGGAAAGTCAGATCGGCTCGGCGATAAATCTGATTGATCCCATCGTAGGGGATCAGACGCGCACCGATCTTGGCGCATCCCTCCTCGATGTGCTCGACGGCCTTGTGGGATGCATAGGCGATGACGGCATTGGGCGACTCGCGGAGATGCCAGAGACGTGCCTCATGGTTCCCGGCAAGGACGATGCTCGGGCGCAGCTCGCGGAGGAACTTCATCCCTCCATCGATGTCGGGTAGAACCGGTTCGGCGCTATCGGCGTCGATTCCCCTAGCACCAGATCGGAATGCAGCCGTGTCGGTGAAATCTCCGAGGTGCAGGCACAGGTCTCCGGATCGGATCCATTTCTTTTTCGTTTCGAGGACGATCTTTTTTGCTACGGGACAGATGTGCTTCCCGTGGGAACATCCCACCGCCATGAATCGGGTCCACTTGGAGGCGATATTGGCCATGGTTATTTTTCACCGAGGAAAAGGTCGAGATCGGCGTGGAGTTTTTCCACCGGGCCGTTGTTGAGCAGGATTCGGTCGAAGGTGAGCACCTGAGCCTCGGAGGAGTGCGCCTGGACGGCTGCAATGCCGGGACGCTTCACCGAGATCACCGTGAATCCGAATTCCTTGAGGGCGGCACATTCATTCTCAAAGCGCAAATCATCCACGACCACGGAAAGCCCCTCCTGGAGGCATCGGTTGACCTTGGCCAGGAGGATGCGACGCCAGATGTCCGTGGCGATCAGATCACGCCCCCATTCCGTGCCGAGCGTCTGCATGGCATACCGGGGAGATTTGCCACCGAGGAGATCGGTCGGGGTTTCCTTGAGGCTCCCATCGACCATTTCCACGGCCTCGATCAGACCGACCCCGGCCTCGATGAGGAGGCAGCGGATCATCCGCTTGATCGGGGAAGCAAATCGCAGGCGGCGGAAATGGTGCCGGGAGACGAGATGGTCGGCGGCGGTGGATTTGCCGCTACCTGCTAAACCGCAGAGGCCGATGAGCTTCGGACGCATTCACCTGGGCGGCATGTCAATTCAGTGGGTAAAATACAGAGATTTAATCTGGAAAGCAGGAAGACAGGAAAGGGATGGGGGAATCAAGCTGCCAAGTCGGCTTTGATGTTGGCGATGCGGTTGAGCAGGCCGTGGAGGTCGTTGCGGACGACATCGCTCGTCGTGGCGAGGAATTTGTACCGGCTGGCACACTGGCTCAGGAAAGCCATGGCCAGCGCGTTCGTGTTCGGAGAGGACCAGCAGGCGGAAAAGGTCTTCTCACCAGCTTTCCCATCGACCACGAGACCCGAGCGCTCGAGATCGTTCAGGGCGAGCTGGAGCAACCGCACGCAAGTCCCCTCCCCTTCGTTCACTGCCTGGACAAAGAAAACCCAGGAGACCGGAGAGGGAAGATGGGCGGCAACCGCTTGCCAGTAGTTGTCATAGTAGGTTCGGACGATCCATTCGGCGGTGGCCGTCACGGTTCCGGTCTCATCGACGGGCAGATGGTCGTCGAGTTGATTGAGACCGGCAAAGGTGAGGCCATGCGAATCGGGATGCTCGGATCGGATCGTCACGCCATCCTCCTCGAACTCACACTCGGCCGGAAGGACTTCGGCGAGACCTTTGCGGAAAAATGCGGAATAGGATGCCGTGTTGGCGGCGGCGATGATGTCGGAGATTTTCATGGATAGGAAAAGCTGAAAGCTAAAGGCTAAAAGCTGAAAACGGAATCAAGGGGGTGGCAGCTGAGTCGAGGGTCGAGAGTCGAGGGTCGAGGGCGTGTCTTTGGTCTCGATCAGTTTCTGGCCGACTTTGCCAAGTCCGAGGGCCGTGGTGAGCCAGACGAGAAATTCCTTCACATTCGATGGGATGTCATGGGTGTTGTCCCAGGACTTGATCACAACGGCGATGCAGACGCCGAGGGAGACCAGTACCGAGAGGACAAAGCAAAAGCGCATGGCGCTGGCCATGCCGTTATCCTCGGCGAAGAGTTCCTTGAGCCATCCGATGAATTTCATCAGAACGGGAGATGGGGGGTGAACTCGGAGAGGAAATGCAGAGACCAACGGCCAATCGAAAAGCCGAGGGCGAATCCCCCGATGAAGATCCCGGCAAGGGCGATAAGCTGCCACGGCATCTGGACGACTTGGAGCGCGGGTTTGAAAGCCGAAAGTGCAAACATCCCGGCGGCAAGGGAAAAGATCCACACAAGGGCATCGCGTTCGCGTTCGGCACGGGTGCGAAGTGCTTTGTCCTTGGCATCTTCGGCTTTCCATTG